TTCAGTGGCGACGGCGGCTGGGTACGCGTCCTTAGCCCACTCAAGAGCAGACTCTTTGTCTACAACGGTTAGTCCTGCGGCCTTGTTTCTCAATGATACGGCTCCCAGGAGGGTTCGGTACGTGCGAGTGCGTTTCCCTTCCAATTTCGCTTGAACGTAATGGGCGATTTCATTGTCAAATCGACCGTGTAATCGCTCAATGCGCTCCTTGGCTCGCCTCTCTAGGTCTTGGGCGTTGGCGATGATCGCCTTGGCTCGGATGACCTCGGGGCTGTTCTGAATTGCTTGTAGTTGGCTTTCGCATTCTAGGAACTTGCCAAGAACCCAGTCAAGTGCGCCGTCGGAATCAATTTCAAATGATTTTTCAGGGGTGGTAGGGTTAGCCAATGCTTCCTCAATCCATGCCTGATATTCGGTTTCGGTCATGCCCATGAAGTCGGGTTTTGCGGTATGGGTTTCGTTTTCCATGACAACACTATACCGTGTCTTCTGGAAGAATCAAGATATTTTTCATAAAAAATCGAAATTGATTGAAATTCATGTATACTGGTCGTCATGGTGTTCACAGGAAAAGGAAAAGGGCGACCTAACACGTATTCCATAGAGGTATGCGAGGAAGTCTACAATCTCTACATCGGCCAGCAAATGACCGCACAACAAGTCTATGAGTTGACTGGGGTGCCGATTTCATCAATCCACCGCCTATCGACTCGTTACCGATTACACCTCGACCAATCCCCTGCGCAACCGAAACTGCCTGGGCTGGAGAATTACTAGGAATGCAAGTACAAGAATGGGTAGTACCCACAGAATCACTACGACTCGCCGTTAAGTTTGCGAATGCTCCAGGTGGAGGAGACGCGTCCACGTTTGTCCGATTCAAGTTCGGCGTCAATCAACTTTTGATTGCAGGATTTTCACGAGAGACGTGGCAATCGCAGGTCATTCAGATTGAGAATGAAATCCTGGGAGACTTTTGCGTGGACCCAAGGGTCCTGAGCCCAATCTGGACGATTGAGTCACCCACTATTACGATCACCTTTCGTGAATCAAAGTGTCGGCTTAAATGGCGCAACGGTGATATTCGATTCAGTGTCTTAGAATCAACCGATTTTCCGCAGATTCCCGTACTAGCCCAAGAGGAAGGTATTTCGGTAGACGCCGACCTATTGCGAGAATCCTTGGAGCGCATTCGACCGGCCCTCATGAAGACGCGCATCTCGCTTCCGTTTGAGTGCCCTTGCGTGACTTGCACTGGCAAGGATATGAGTCTGGTAGCGACGGATAAGGTTCGACTCCATGCGGACACAATCGACTCGGCTACCGAGTCCACGACGGGCACGATTTTGTTGCCACCCAGGATGGTTGCGGCCATTATTGCTATGAAGCATAAGGGTCGATTGCTAATTCGCTGGAACGATTACCGCATCCATGCCGAGACGCTGGATGGCCATGAGATCGTAAGTCAGCGTGTATCTGGTTCGTTGCCGCCGAAGTGGGAGAAGCTGTTTGATGTGACCCCCATCTTCACGTACACGTTCAATCGGTCCATGCTAGAGGCGGCTTTGGGCCGATTCGCCAGCACTCACGACGACGAACGCAAGCTGGACATTGTTCCAGGTTCCGCGTCAGCAGTCAAGATGTCTGCGATTAGCCTCAACCCGCCCCGTAAGTCAGAAGAATCACTTCCTTGTGAAATCACAGGCACGGGAGAGAAGGTTACCTTGGACGCAAGCCAGGTGCTTGAAGCTATTCGTGCTTGCAAACCAGTCGAGAAGATTACGATTTCGATTGCGCGTAACCCGTACAGCGGCACCCACTCTGCGCTGGTCACCCCAGTTAGTGACGAGATGAAGTTCCGCGCAGTCATTGCAACCTTCAAGGTAGGTGCCTGATGCGCATAGAATCCAAGCAACAAATGGCCGAACTCCTCAAGCGAGGGGAGTTCGGTTGGCAGGTTGAAACCTATATTGGGTTTAACACGATTTATCGAAACCTACCACGGCATAGTGACGGGCGATGGATGCTTCGGTATCTGGGGATCGGTGGTTGCACGTTTCCGCGATACGGGCAGAGATTGCGCCCAGTCGAGGTTCCGTACATACTCAACCAGTGGATTTGCGAGGGCGCTGACCTTGAGCGAGTTACGCTCAGTCGGTGTATTGATGATGACCGTATCTTGATCCAAGGCGAAGCCATGCGGACCCATGAAGGGCTATCCCTGCGTTGGAGTCCCTGCAAGCTACCCATGAGAATTGCATTAGCGACCGAGCAGTATCACTGTACCGGCCTGTATGCGCTCATGCTATTACAGTCGCGCATGGACAACAATTCATACGAGATGCTGAATCACCTGCTTGACAAGTTTGACGATGCGGTCGTGGAGTTCACAACCATTGACGGCCCATTAACAGATACAGGCGATAACACGATCTTCTGGGAGGTGCGCCATTACTGAACATACGCATTATATTGTGGGGATTGACCCTGGACCCGTGCAATCAGCGGTCGTAATTTTGGATGATGCAGGACGCATCGTCAGCAGGAATATTCTAGACAACGAAGATTTGAAAGAATGGCTACCCACACTAGGATGCGAGGAAAACTACCACCTGTGCATTGAAATGATCGCATCCTACGGAATGCCAGTCGGCCAAGAGGTATTTGAGACTTGCGTGTGGGCTGGCAAGTTCATGGCATGGTGGGGCAATAATGACAGTTGTAAACGCTTGACACGCATTGCAATCAAGAATCATATCTGTCATAGTTCCAGAGCGAACGATATGAATATTCGTCAAGCCTTGATTGACCGATATGGTGCCCCAGGTAAGAAGAACAGCCCAGGAGCCACTTACGGATTCAAGGCTGACATGTGGGCCGCACTTGCTGTAGCCACGACCGCTTTTGACAAGAGAAACGAATTGTATGGACTTTCATAGTTTTACCGAACGACTCGACAATCCAAAACCCTTCACATATAAAGACCAGCCCGGAGTACGCTCCAAGTGCCCCGCCCATGATGACTCCCATCCCTCGTTTGCCGCATGGGAAGGTAGCGACGGGTATATCCATATGCGATGTCAAGTTGGGTGCAGTGAGGACGCTATTTTGCAGTCACTCGGACTCACGCAAGAGGACCGGCGCATAAGGGAGGCCGTTGTCTCCACTAGACCGCGAAGTGAGACGTACACGTACACTGGACCGAAAGGGGAGTACCTATTTGAGAAGGTGCGTTACTACACGAAGGAGGGACGCAAGAGTTTCTACCTTCAATGCCGGTTTAAGGATGGGCAACCACTCAAGAAGGGTGAGTTTCGATACCCGACTCCGGAGGACGCTGGGCTAGGATTAAAGGTGTACTGCCTTTACAATCTACCAGGGGTCATGCAGGAAGCGAAGGGTGGCGGCACGGTGTACTTTTGCAACGGGGAGAAGGCCGCGAACGCCATGCTGGAGCGTGGATTCATGGCGACCTGCCTTGCACACGGCGAGAAGTCACAATGGAAGCCGTACTACGCCGACCATCTACGAGGGGCCACGGTGGTCATCGTGGCCCAGCGGGATGCACCAGCAACCGAGTTTGCAAAGCGTGTCAGCTTGGAGCTAACTCGGGCCGGTGTTCCGTGCGCCATTGTCAACTCAAAGACTGAGGGGGAGAAGGATGACGCGTACGACCATCTGATTGCGGGATACACGCCCGACGAATTCGTGCCGCGTCATGACCTTTTACCGGACGACGACGTGCGAGGGTTTGTGTGGGCATCCGAGGTCACCCCAGCAAAGGTGGACTGGCTCTTTAAGCCGTACTTTGCATTTGGGACGCTGGCCGGTATCGAAGGCGACCCAGGTATCGGTAAGTCGCTCCTTGCGGCGGCAATGGCGTGTGTAGCCTCTAATGGGGCATCCATTCCCGCCTTACACACTGAGTCCCCACCCATCAATGTTCTCCTGTATGCGACCGAGGACGCGAAGGAGTATACGACGGTTCCGCGACTCATGGCGCTCCAAGGCAACTTGACGCGCATCGCCATTAAGGATGAAGTGGTACCGCTAGACTTTCAGGGGTTAGAGGACATGAAACTCAAGATCAAGGCGACTCAAGCGAAGCTAGTGGTGATCGACCCTATTACGGCGTTTATTGAGGCCGCATCCGGTGTGCAAGGGGCAAAGATTAATGTCCACATGATTATGGATGGCCTCAAGAAAATCGCCGCAGAGACAGGGGCTTGCATTATTTGCTTGCGTCACCTACACAAGGGCAACGGCTCTAAGGATGGAGACTCCAATCCAATTTATGCTGGCCTTGGGTCTATTGCTATCGTCGGAAAGTACCGAACGTGCCTCCAGATTAAATGGGATAAGAAGCGCAAGGGTTACTGTAACGCTACGCACATTAAGACCAACCTCGGGGAATACGGTGAAGGGTTCGCTTACAAGGTTTACCGTGGCCCCGATGATCTCCCCAGATTTGAATGGTCCAGCAAATACGTCCACGAAGAAGAGGATCATCAGGCTGACGGGAACTGGTACGACTATTGATCGAATATTGTAAACTATAGATATGGTAACCACAGGACTGACAACGTTGAGTATTGCCATTGACACAACCTCGTCTGTTTTGGGGTTGGGCAAGCAACTTGACACGAACGGAATTGAGGGTGTTATTAAGTACACCCAAAACACTCAGCAGTTTCCCAATAAAGCGTTTACTGCGGCTGAAATCACGGAACTGCACTCATGCGGACTAAAGGTGGGTCACGTCTATGAGGCAGGTAACACGGTAGATTCGTTCGGGCAATCGCAAGGTCGAGCCGCTGGCATTTTATCGGTCCAACATTTGACTAATTTACAGGCCCCAAAGGGCACGGTCATCTACCGGTCAGTCGATTACGATGCCACCTCAGACGATCTACACCGACCCATTTACCTAGACTTTGTGGCGTTTGCTTCGGTTGTCCGCGCAAGCGGTTTCAGGCCAGGAGCGTACGGTTCAGGGAAAACCCTCGCATTTCTTACTGCCGCCAAGCTGATCGACTTCCGCTGGCTTGCCGAATCAAAGGGTTGGACGGACTCTCTGTACTACGACGATTGGGATATTAAACAGCAACGCGAAACCACGCTCCTCGGGTTGGACGTGGACATGAATATCATTCGCGGGTCGGGAGGCTTATACTAATGGCTCCCGAGCACGAAGGGTTCAATACCATGAACGCTATCATGGAGATTCGCGCTGACATTAAAGAATTGTTAGTTAAGGTAGCCAAGATGGAGGAACGAACCTCCAACTTACGACAAGTAGAAACAGATGTTGCCTCCATGCAAGGACGCGCATCTATCATGGGCTCATTCTGTGGGATTGTCGCTGGAGCAATGTCGGCTATTGTGACCGCATTCCTAACTCACCCCTCAGCGCAGAGCAAATAGGAGAAACGGAAATATGAAACGAGTGACTTTTGAAGTGTTCCTTTACGCCCTCATTGCTGGCCTAACGGCTTATAAGGGTATTAACGGCCCCATCGACGCAAACGCGATAGCCACTATTGTCCTAGCGGTGGCGATAACGGTCAAGGCTAAGTACAGCCTTTCCCCAAGTGAAACGCCGTTAGCTGGCACAGCCTATCTCGCCGGGGTGTCGGCGGCGGTACTGGAAGGTACGTCAACACCGACTACTGGAAGTGCTGTATGAAGCCAGCATGGACTAATGAAGACATCAAGCTCCTCCGGGAGCTTGTAGGTCAGGGTCTTGATATTCCCACCATCCAAGGGCATTTCGAGGGTCGAAGTTACGATGCAATTCGGCTCAAGATTCGCAGTCTGCATTTGCACGTTACGCGAGTCAATTCCAAGACCCCTCCATTCTCCCACGCGAATGCGGCAATGCACCCGGCGGTCATTGACACACGTAACGCGTATATCTCTCAACTGGAGGAAGAGAACGCGATTCTTCGCAGTCAAATCACGTGGGCTCAACATGCCGATTCGACACAAAGGACAGGAGGTCTTCTCACCCACCGAGAATCTGACGTTCACTATGCAGACGCCAATCACCTATTAAGTTCATGTCACCAAACATGGATCAAGGCTCTTGAGGTTATCAAGCAATACGCTCCTGAGCGCATCCAGCTAGTATGGGGTGACGACTACGTTGCCGGTCGAGGTATCTATAAGAATCAAGACCTAGACGTAACCGTTTCCAATGCAGAGTCGCAGTGTCAGATTGGCGCAGTCCACTTTCGACGGAGAATGTTAGCCTTGCGTGAACTGACAGACGCGCCGGTATCTATTCGCTGGATGCGAGGTAACCACGAATACGCGAACGGTCACCCACTGGCAGGCCAGTTGTTCCTAATGGTCAAAGATATTTGCGAGGACATTGATGGACTTGATTTTACGTTGTCAATGGATGCAACGATTGTCAATCTAGCATACGAGGGCACACACAACGCACTCTTTATGCACGGATACGGTCACTCCAATATCTCACCCAACTCTCCGCGATTCATTTCCGACGTGAAAGACCGGCTTTTGACGATGCACCGTAACCTGCATCCTCACGAGCAGATTCATAGAGTCGGCTCAGGTCACACACACCAGTTCTCGGCAGACCTGGAGCGTACGATTGGCCTCAAGTGGGACACAACCGGCGGCTGGCAGAGGAACGCGAGGGTCCAGCTTGGTTTTAATCAAAGACCGAGCGGCTCCATTATATACGTTTCATTACCAGGAATGGATTCAGAGATTCTGAAACCTATCGGCCTGACCCCTGACACGAACGTCTACCTTCGTGAGATTGAGGACTCACACCTACCGGCGCGTAACATGCAAGATGCCGCAGAGTGCTTGATTGAGTACAGTAACCTCATGCAAGCCAAACATTCTGGAGAGCCCGGGGGTTCGCATGGCATGTTGAACTCTGGAAGATGGTAGAATACATAAGCTACTCGGTCTGATGGTATTCCAAACAGCCCTCCTCACCAAAGGAGGGCTGTTCTAATTTATCATGGCTACAAATAAACCACAAAGGTCGCGGTACCCGATATATCCTAATGACCGGCTCCTTACGTTCCGCGAGGTGGCCGCACTCAAGAGGGCTAACTTGGAAACAGTCCGCTCATTTTGCCGTAAGAACTTTCCGTTGATTCAAATAGGCAGACGCAAAGCGGTTTGGTTGTCGCAGGTGATAGACGCCTTAATCCCGTACACGTTGACCGAGGAGCAAGCCGCTTCACTGGTGGCAATGCCTGACGCCGAGCATCGCAAGATGCACCGACGCAATTACTTAATTTCACACCGCATTGGATTCGGCCAAGACCCAGAGATAGCGTCAATCTCAACGAAGTCGGCCAGGTCGGAGGCGCGTAGGTTAAAGCTACTTACAGGTCAGACACCACCCCTACCGACCGGATATAGGTACTCAAGCTTACAAGAATTGGACCTTGCGGCTGTTAATTACCGCAAGGCCCAAGAAGGTTATCGTATTGAACCCCATAAGGGCTTTAGCTTGAAATAGTTACCTGCCTACTCGACCGAGACGCTTGAAATCTTTGCGTGGCAGTTTTTTGGGGTTGGTGCCCCCAGTGTCCCTCATGACTATTTTCATAAATGCTGGGGGCGGCATCAATAGTGTGTAACGTTTCTGTAGTTTATTCATTTACTGCCTCCAGGGGTGTAGACGGGAAACGTGCCCCGTGTCTTGCGGTATGCTTCGACGGACTCGCGGTTCCACATGATTGTGGAACCAAACTTTACGGTGTTGATCTTGCCCTTATCTCGGGCCTGAATGATGCCGCTCCTAGTGATACCCAGGATAGCGCAAGCTTCGTCGGTGGTGCAGTATAGTGATGGGTTAAGATAGAGTGGGTTGACAGGCATTACTTTTCCTCCATGTTATTCGGGATAGTAGCTACCATCACTGACCCCGGATTATTCGGTGGTTCGATAGGTTTCAAGAATCGCGCCCCTTTATCCCAGTAACGGTTAGGGATAGTACTGTCCAGTAATCCGACTACAGGACTTGTTGTTTCGTCCATATCTAGGTACAACCAATCTTGTTGACCGGGAATAGCCTGATCGCGCACCACTTCGTAGCCGTCTACGATGGGCTTGGCGTAAGTCATGCATCCTTGCCGCTCACCTACTTGATTGAGCGTTCTCACCCAATTATTACTCCACGGTGCCCACACCATCCACGACGGATGCGTCGGTAGCGACTTATCGGTGACTAATACAAATCCTAGTTCTACTGGTTTCATGCTTTTTCTCCTTCAAGTAACTGTTTGATTGATTGCCGAATACTGCGTTCGGCGCGTTCGATGCTGGCGATTAGCTCGCGGGTGTCGCGACCATTGGCTCCTGCCGCAAGTGCGCATTTTGCCGCCGCCACTAACGACTCGGGTCGCTCTCCAAAGTACCCAAGAGTCTTCCATTCCAGGCGCTTCTCGCCGGTCTTCTTGCCACCTCTGGCTCCTGACTCTTTAATGTCCACCGCAACATAACGCTGGACTGCGAAATTACGGTCGTCATCCCTGACAATCTTTACGTCCCCCTCAATGGGTTCAAAATTCAAATCTAACATTACATGTCTCCTTTTGTTTGTTTCCGGATGATGACGCGCATTTGACGGTAGCTGATAGGTCGTTGACTATTGTTTGTTCCAGTCTCACATTTATCACAGCGCGTTCTAGTGGTGCCAGCCGCATAAAAGAACAGCAACCCGCAATGGGCGCACAGATCATAAAGATGCTTTATTCTTCGTTCCATGACACCTTGATCCATGTTGCTTTCGTGCCCTCGATAGGGATGGTTTGGGTTAGGTAGAGCTTATTGGAGGCGGTCAGCTTTTCCAGTAGTTCATCGTGCGCCTGACGGCTGAAATAGAAGTCCAATCTAAATTTCATGGACCGCCTTTTTGGGGTTACTGGCTTTCTGGGCGCAGGTTGAGTGGCTGGTGTTCGTTGCGTGAATCCGATAGGGTCGTCAGCCCAGAATACGGTTTCCCAATCATCGCAAGCGAGACACCGTATCGCGTCGGCACGGGTCATCGCCGCTATATCCCGTAAAGCACCAGAATAGTCTTCCGATGGAGATGTCGCCGCTCGCTGGTCGGTCGGCCCGTCAAACGGGGTTGTTTGTCGTGGCATTATGCTATTGCGACTGTTTGTATCCATAACAGTCCACAGGGTATAAAACCACGACACTGGGGCACTACTGAACATCGACATTTTCTTCCTCCCTCATGTGCTTAGATAGTACGGTAATAATCTCGTTCAACGTCATAACGTCTACAGCCTGTCCGTGAACAGTGAGCACGTTACCTTCCACACTTCTCGCCCACGCGTTTCGCTGTCGCAACTCTCCCAGGATTGCCTCTGATGCCGCCATAACTGGTTCAGCCAACAATGTAGCGGCTCCTCGCGTCAGCATAGCCTCAATCACTCGCTCGGGCAAGTATTCTTGAGAAGTTGGCGCACCCTTGAGTGAGGGCATGATGCGGATGCTATGGTTGGTGATATCGGTGATCTTGTGGCGAGTAGCGCGTCGGCCACTACCGATAATCAAGAAATCGTTTACTTTCATGTCGTTTCTCCTGCTATCATTATATCACGATCAGTAGTTGATTGCGCACTATTGATAGCGACTCTGATAAACTATATACGATCACCACTCAGGTTACGATAACCATTTTGATGTTTGCTAATTTCATAACAATATTTAATGAAGCAATCCAAAGACGGGCAGATCGGTGGTAGATTTTGAATCGTTAGTTATTGATCCCTAATAACTTCTAAGCAGAATTTTACAATCCAAAGTGAATACCCTAATTAGAATAAGGAAGGTTCTTATTCTTAACTGTGATTTACTATGATTCAATAACTTTTCTGTAATAGGGTATCTAGGTGATCTTTACGTCTCAAAGAACTTGAGACAAGGAGGAACGAAATGATTCCTGAAAATAAAGCATTTGCATTAGGGTCACTGGTCACCGCTTTTGCGCTTTTATCCGCATGGCAGTGTGCAGGGCCATATCCACAACCAGTAACGCACCCGGAAGACGCCCATATCCATGAGTTGTGGGTTAACCAACATGCCTTGTACGTGGATGGGCCGACACAGGACATGTTCATAAAGACGCTGACCAATCCAAAGAAGTACCACGTCGATCATATCTTGCGGGACGGGGAGACAGTGACGCCTATAGGAGAATTGAGATGAAGTTTTGGTGTATGTATTACGGGAGATTCGTTTCCTATGCTGACATAGACAACAAGTTAGCGGTCGTGTCAGTGAATTATGGAGACAATGACCCGTTACCGGACGTGTACCATGTCGCATGTCAAGAGCGGCACGATATGGAGGCGCTTAGTGGTCAGTAAGCAATCCAAAGAATACTCAGGCACGACCGGCGACTGGATGCACGTGGAGTTCTCAATGAGCGAGTGGAATAAATGGCGTACCAGAGCAAAGTTTGATCCACACGAAAACACTAGGCTGTTAAACCAGATTGGATTTGCAAATCGGGATTGTGTTATCGCTACCAAACCTGACATAATCGTGTTATCCCAGCTAAAGCGAGTGCACTCGTATTATCGTTACTCAAAGGAAAAGGCATGGGCTAAGGAGAATGGAATGGACATTATTGTGCGTAGTTTCAGGGTTAATGGGTGGGTCAAATGAACGGCCCCGCGTTTCCTATAGGGCGAGTGCTCGACAGGAACGATGAGGTGGTTCAATGGGAAGCCCAGGGCATGTCGTTACTGGACTACTTTGCTGGGCAAGCCCTGAGCACGGTACTATCCGACCGACTACGAACCGCAACACTGCAAGGGGTGAGCGTCGAGGATATTGCGAAACGTTCCTACGATATTGCCCGAGCTATGCTCAAAGAACGCGATCAAGTTCTATAGCAATCCAAAGAAGGGCTCAAGCAGTCCAAAGAGGAGACAATGAGATTTCAACCACGACCAGTAAGTATAACACGGGATACTGCACGAGAGCGAGAGGATAAATACCCAGACTTAACGCGTACCCCCGAGGATGAAGCCGAAGAACGCGAGGCAGTGTCCCGCAATTTACAAGCATCTGGCGATTATGATGAACCATACTCCCCAATATAAGTAAAGACGCCGTAAGCAATCCAAAGATGGCCCCTAGCAATCCAAAGAAGGGGCCAGCAATCCAAAGAAGAGGCAATCCAAAGATGAATAATATTAGTATTGTGGGCCGACTGACGAAGGACCCAGAGGTCAGGACGACGAACAGCGGGAAAACCACCTGCTCATTTACCCTTGCGGTGAATCGGAGAGGCAAGCGTCAAGAGGGAACCCCGACCGCCGACTTTTTCAGAGTCACGTGCTGGGAGCAGACCGCCCGGTACGTTGGAGACTACTTGCGAAAGGGAAAACTAGCAAGCGCAACCGGGCGCATGGAAGAACGCAAATGGACCGGGCAAGACGGTCAAGAGGTTCGTATCTGGGAATTGATAGCCGATAGTGTAAACGGCCTAGAAAAGCGTGACGACGACGGGACCACCGCTCACACTGGCACCGGTAACCGTTCCACGTCCTCATGCGCTACAGCGACTGCGACCGAGGAGTATGACCCATTCGCCGACGAATAGCCACGGACGCGCAAAAAGGTCCATGCTTAGAACTCTAAGCATGGGCCTTACTTATTGACCTTGACTGTAATCAGAGCAAGGTATACGATCTACAACAGCCGCAAGTAACCGGTTGACTATCACCATCAATAGAAATGCCAGAAACGCCAACCATAGGGCATAAATGACCGTTCGCCAATTCACCACCACCTCAAGCGTTCTCGCGTAGAGCGCAGGGACTTCTTGCGAATCACCAACATATACGCCGCGACGTCCATTGCCTGACGCAACGCCGCCGTATTCTCACCTTTAGCTATTGCTTGGAGGTACCGCGACCGCGTGAGTACATACGCTTTGCAAGCCTCATCAACTCGACGTTCAAGAGTCCGAACCCGGCAACTAAATGGGGGTATACGTTCCAATACTGAACTTCTTATTTTCACTTATTCACCTTAACCTAGTCCGCACCAGAGACTAGGTACCTAAAAATCCCCTCAGCCAAAACCGAGGGGAGAAACGACCGATAGTTAACTACTCTTGACAAGTGCAGAGGCCGACTGGCAGGGCATTGCGTAACGCGCCCCGGATGCCTCATATAGTTGCTTGCACGTCATGCCACCGGAAGCGGTGGAGGCGTACCACTGAGTAAACGCGGGGCCAGTAAATTTCCACTCCAGAGGCACCGGTACCAATGGCGAATTCGCCGCAACGAGAATATAACCGTCCTCAAGAGGAGGTAATGAGTCAGAAGACTGCTCCTGCGGCGCCCTCAGGCTCTCAGAGGCTTTATCTTCCAAGTAGCGGTTAATGGTGGTGCCGGTCGCGGATATGTTATCCCAGTCCCAGTAACGGTCTACGAATAACCCCGTCAATGGGTCATAGTCTAATAAATAATCATCAGCCGCCCACTCACAGGCAAGGTCCAGTGTTATCTCTCCTGACTTAATACGCGCCCACTCTGCGGCACTAAGAATATCCTCAGCTTTGTAATGCTTAGTCACGAGCCTACGGGCGGCGCATGAGGTGTTGACACGCGATGAAATAGATGTGCTAGACGAATGATTCCACCCATAGTCGAAAGCATCATACTCTTGCCCATATGCGTAACCATACGCGGAGAACCAACACCCGGTAAGGTCGCACTTATAACCGGCATCCTTATTGACATGAGAGATACGGCCATCGTGCGAGAGTATGGCGAACTTAGAGCCACGCATCACACCCATACGTTCTAACCGTTCGATAGTCTCAGGATCGTGGACCGCATCAGCACGAATACCGCGCAAGTGAACTCGGCAAAACTCGCGAGTATCGGATACCTCAGTAGAGCCGTACCCATTCAGAATGCCGTTATGTGACAATACAACCTCATCAGATAGTTGCACTGGATGCGTATTAGCCTCATTGACCGTCCCATGAGTCGCAAAGCGAGTATGAAATGTCCAAGCGTTACCCTCCTCATGCAATGCAGTAATTAGCTTATGTACCGTTTCAGCGTTAGCGCGCACCCATCTTTTCACGTGCACGCGACCATCGGCCCACGCCACGCCGACACCATGAGGATTGGCCGCAATAGCCGACTTAATAGTCTCCAGAGATACGCAAGGCTTACCAGCAACTTCGATAGGCTGAGAAGAAATGATTAAACACATTTTAGGCAACAACTCCAGATTTTTGAATCTTTTCAAGGCGATCATTACGAATAGGGAGCGAGGTGTCTACCCCACACTCCAAGGCATATTTGAATAGGTTAGGATAATCCCGCTTGCGACGCTCCCAGCAGAAACGCCAAAACGCCGGTAAATCACATACCCCGCCGTCAGCGGTTTGACTTACAGAGCAATCGCGAGTGTAAGAGGCAACCGCGTGAACAAATTCGATAGCGCCGACAAGGTTGATAGCTTTAGTTGATGACCGAAACATACGAACCTCAGCACGACCACTTGCGCCTAGTTGAACTAGATCATAATGCCCCGACGTTGACGACAGTACCTCCCGCATCATGCCATGTCCGCGTGACCGGTCAAATCTGCTATGTCGTTTGAACCTTTTAATGCGCCCAGTGAAACCCCCTTCTACCGGTTGGCACCAATGGTTGCGTGCACGCCGCGCGATCAATTCACACACGTCTTGGTTGACATTCAGAAATGCCTCAAACTTACCAAGATGCAAGATGGACCACTCATGAGTGCATATTGATACGTGCAACCCGTATTCATTGTTAGGAACCTTGGCATCATGAGTGCGCAAAGCCTCAGACAGTTCAACCGCTAACCGCTTAGCATCCTCAAGGTAAGTGGGCGGTGTAACCGATTCGATACCGTATGAGCTGTCCAATGACCCGTCGCGCTCAGCGAAGCAAGTCTCATCAAATGCCGACGTGATCATGCAAACATCAGCCGCCAATGCGCCCCGCTCATAGCAGAATGCTTCCACCTCGATCCCCATTTCGTACGGTTGAATAGTTCGCCTGCGCCATGGTCGAGAGACGGAATGATAATCAGGAATGTAGTTAGATTGGTTATCATCGTCGTCGTTCTCATCATCCTCATCGTGGCGTGGTTCAACAACCCACCCGCCGCCCGCACTCCACCATACCTCTAAGCCCAGTTCCGAGTAATATGACTGAATGTCCCGGACTTGTCGGTTAGTAGGAGTAAGCGGTAACCAGACAAATCCCCCGTCAACGTATACGTCAACCGCCTCAGCTTTCCATAGGTAACACTCGAATGGACGACAGTCCACGACATTCGCACTCTGCTCCAAGAAGTCCACTATGAGCGCATGTCGCCTATGAAAGCGATAATTGCCCCAAAACGTCATTATCAGCCTTTCCGCACGATCCCGGTTACGGTAGACCCGCATACCTAACAAGTTACGAGTTAGACGCCTTCGGTATTGACGACGGCGCATATTCTGCCTAGTGCAGTCAATGCAAGGGCAAATATCCTCCTGCGTGATCGAACTCCCCGTAGTTCTACGCATTCTCTCAACAAAGTACGCAGAAACCAGATGCAACTCCCGATTAGTCTCTTCGTCTGTCATCCCGTCGCAGAATTGACGTACCCCAGACTTGAACACTTCCCAACCTTCGAGCGTCGCCACAAACGGCAACGGTTCCGGATAATCACATGCTCGCAATGTACCGGTATCAGCGAAAAAATGTAGAACCCCCGATACCCCGGTATGTTTCACTCCTAGACTCTGGTCGCAATAAGATGCGAATGCAGGAGCCATTGCACAGCCTCTTAGCCACTCAACTAGAGCTTCACCAGAGTAGTACCTGTCAGCAGGCACTAATAAGTCGCCTTCGCACTGCACGTATAAAACGTCCGCAAACATTAGTTCGCGGTCTCTTAATTCAGACATTTTTGTTTCCCTTGCGCTAACGTCTCCGAGGGTTCGCGCCCTTCCCCGGACAAACCACGACGAACAGTTAAACCCTATCTACTCCCGATGCCTTACGGAAGAGAGATTCATTAAATCTTGCGTTACCGGCCTTGAATTGAATGCAAAGTACGTCCACGAGAACGAGCATAGCCGACGCATGAGAAGGAGAGAGGCGAGCAATAGAGCCGATAGCTTGAGCAATCAAAATGTAATGCTTGCGGCTCATTCCCATGAGTCCTCGACAGATGTAACCAAGAGTGCAAGCCCCACGCCAACGGCGAGGCCCAGCACCACACACGACAGTAAAGTAATCATCCTAGATAGCATATCATATACAGTGATAGCTTGTCAAATACCCATTTTAGCCAGTTCCTACCTCTCGGATGCCGTCGAGCTTGCGTTATCACCTCAATTCTCACTTGCATCGTGCTCGATTCACCCCAAAGTACAGTCTCCGCCGAGCCGAATGAAGGCGAAAGCAAGCGCAAAGTATCAGCTACCCCTACACATTTTCACCCGTTCACATATGAAACACCCCAGGGGGAGGGTAACAGTGGAGCGATTTTGGGGAGGGGCCTATAGGTCATTCAATGAAAAACCAAACCAATTTCCAATTTCAGTTCCAAACACCGATCCAGATTTAGAAAAGCAATAGATTTACAGATTAGTTACCTAGTATTATTACGAGGTTATCACTCCATCCTAATTAAGAGTAGCGCAGGTAAGTTAATCGTGATTCATTTTGGGAGACAGAACCAATAAGAGTAATTCGTTATTCTCTTTAGGACGGGTTCTCTTCTTGCGTCTTTCCAAGTTTCGTTGTCTCAGGGCGTCTCGCTCTTGCTATCAGGGGAGCGTGGAACCGATCTAGCGTACCCGATCTGTCAAGTTTTTTTCTTCGTTTTCTTCAAGATTCGTGTTCTCATGTTGCATAATCATGTATGGAAAAGGAAATAGAGAATTTAATCGCAAAAATGAAGTTCCTCCACGGGATTACGAAAAAACAGAATCCTGCCGACGATCTTATGTTTGGGATTTCTATGGGTCAGGCACATATCTGCGATATGGTTCGGGAAGACTTGGAAAGGATATTGAAAAATGGAAGAGAAAATTCAGAATTACATTAAGAAGTTGTCCGATTTGTATTTCGATGCTTGCGCGGAGTCATTAGCAACCCATAGGAAATGGAACATAGAAGAGGGGCCGGTTCCTATCCCGAAATACGTAAGAGATGCGGCGGCAATTCGGGCAACCGTGCTCGGGGAAATAATTGCAGACTTGCAAGCGGAGTGTGCCGAATGAAGCCGTGGGCAGAAAAGTTATCCTACGTGTCTCTTATTTCGTCGGCGCTACTCATGTGGCTTGGGATATATCTCAAGTACAAGGTTGGAGCCGGTTTCTTTATCGTCGGTTGCGTCGATATTGTGTCGTGCTACACGATTGTAGGGTTATGGGGGCTGGCGGCACAAAATGAACCCTAGTTTAGACTTAGAAAGGTTGCACCCACCAGGGTCCAAGTTGCCACAAGAGTTCTTGGGGCGCATGGACGTTGTCCTAGAGTTAATATCACGTGGTATGCCTATCGGCCATGCGTGTGCGTCCGCAGGGGTGCGCCGAAAAGACTTCGATTATGTGCGCAAGCACCACGAGGAATTGTCGGACAAGATCGCAAAGGCTCAGACAGAAGCAGTTGAAATGTACCTCGACCGCATTGCGTCGGCGGGGGTCAAACAGGTCAAGAAGAAAACCGTCGTCAGCGGAAAAGGGACGATGGAAATTGAAGAGGAAGTGCTAGGCGACTGGAGAGCGTCTACATGGCTACTTGAAAGATTTGACCGGGAGAACTTTGGTCCGGTGGCCGGGGGTGTCACTGTCAATGTAGAAGTTTCATCAATGATTCAGGAGACAATCAAGGCAATCCAGGGTCAGGATGCTAAAATGGAAGTACAAGATGCGGAATTCACCGAAATCAAAACAGAACAAGCTGGCGGCACCACTGGCACAGACTAATTCATTTCAAGTGCCGGTTACCAGTAAAGAAACTCCACAGGGCGTCAAGGCTCGACTTGCGGAAATGGCACAGTCGTTTGCAAATTACCTCGGAGGAGGTGCCGCAATCGACCCAAGGCAGTTTGGTCGTACTGGCGAAGCTCGATTTACTTCTCCGTCGCAGGGCGCAGTCAAGATGCCTTACGGCCCGAATGCGGCCCTTGCGATTCGATACGACGAGGTTGACTATGACACGTATGATAAGGTACGCTTTTATCCTGTTCTGCGCGATTGCGTTAATGTTGTAGTGTCTGCTGTTAGTCGCGCTGGATGCCATTTTGTCTCGCCTAACGACCAAGCGGTCCAGTTGGCGGCAGTATTGGTTCGGCCCCACATACGAGGGCTAACCGAAAACCTGACACGTGGAGCATTGCAATTTGGGAATCAAGTCGCAGAAAAAGTCGAAGAGTACAAGTACAATGTCCGGACCTCCACGTCACAGTCAGACTCGGGGATTGAAGAATATATTTTCCCCTACGCAGTTGGATTTAAGAAATTTGTATACTTCGATCCCAGCGACACAATTTTGTGTGTTGACCCATTCACAGGAGACTTTGGAGGAATTAAACAGTACGTTCCAGCGATGGCAGGACGAATTGACATTCCAGCTTCAAAGCTTGTTCACTACGTCAACGACCGTGAATTCGACTCCTTGTACGGATTTGCCCAAACAAAGTCTTCAATCCCATTTGTACGCCTAGCGGAGCGTCTGTACGACGACATGGCTAAGTGGGCTGACCTTTATGGTGCGCCATACAAAGTAGGTAAATTCCGTCCAGGATTTACTGCTACGGGCCAAGTGGACGCCAATGGCATTCCACAGAGGGTCGATAACAAAGACATCATGATGGGTATTCTTGACGGGCTCGACTCCGGAGCATCTGTCGCGTACGCATCTGAGTTTGACCCGCAGACAAGCAAGGAATATTGGGGTAT